GCCGTGAAGTGCAGTGCTTCAGCGTTGTTGATAACCTGCTGTATGATACACCGTTCGCCGAGATTATTGCCGATTAAGAATATGCGGCTGTTCTTGCCCAAAAAATAAACATCGCTCAAGAACCAGTCCCAGTCGCTCTCTGTCACGGTCTCGCTCCGGCTGTCTTCTGTATCCTGCGGGTCGTCTATCACGATTAAATCAGGCCGTTTAGATCCCCAGCTGAGACCTCGTATTGCCGCGCCCTTGCCGTATGCTTCAAGTCTCACGCTTGAGCCGTTGATATACTTGACTTCAAACGCTCTTTCAGAACTCTCGACTATCTTTTCAGCTAGTTTAGATAGCTCTTTTGACGTCTCAAAGTCGCGCGCAACGTCTTTAAGCCTTTTGCCTGCTGTAGTTTGAGTTGCGCATATAATAATGATATAGCTCCGGCTTGATTTAGGATAAGTTAAGGCGTGGAGCAAATTTGCGCGTATAACAATCTGTGTCTTTGCGCTCTCTCGAAACGCCTCTATTGCGAAATGCCCTGAGCCGTTTAATAGTATATCGCTCCATTCGTGATGGAACTTTGCCGGTGCTGTATCGCCTGCCGCCGGAATAAAACGCTCTCTAAACTCAACGAGCGAATTAAACGCGTCTTCTTCCGTGCTGATTTTGCTTTCAAACTCTGTGTTATCAATCATTATCTTGATTATCTTGTTTCTCTAATTCTTGTCTGCGCTTTTCGTCTCTCTCAAGCAGTGCAAGTCTTACGGCCGCCGTCAAGTCTATATTGCCGGAATGATCTACTTCTACCCGCTCTAAAAACACGCCCTGCGCCTTGCCTAACAGCTCCGACGCCTTTAACCGCTCTTTCATGTAAACTTCTTGATCTTCCATGGTCTGCGTCCAGAACTCTAAAAGTCTTTCACGTTTTGCGATTGCCGGATTTAAACGTTTGCTCTCACGCTCTTTTATCGCCTGTTGAATGTCAACTTTTGTCAATAAATTTTGACCGATTGAGCGCGCTGTATCCTTGCTATATCCGGCTTTTAGTGCAGCCTCTGTTGCGTTGCCTGTGTAGAACTCGACAAAAGCGCGTTGCTTGGCTGTAAGTGCCATAATTCCCGCCTCGCTTTTGTGTGTGCATATAAAAACGGAGGCCGCTCTTACGAACAGCCCCTGCGTGATGTATATCGTCGAATAAATTGTAATTATGATTATAACATGCTTTTAATCAATGTCAACGTATCAAAAAGGTATCAAAAAGGTATCACTCTAATATAAAAAGTAGGCTGCTATTATCCGACTCTCCCACATAAGATAATAGCAGATGAAAGGAATTCAGATTTATTATAACATAAACAACGGGCTTAATCTTCTAAATCTCCTAAGTACTTTTGAGCCATATTTAACAGTCTCTTTTTCCGTCTCCAAAGCGTCATTTTGCTGATTTGCTTTAGTTTAGATATTTTACTCCAGCTAATCTTACGATAATAATGCAAATAGAATAAATCTCTCAATACGTCCGGCAAGTCTCTAATCAAGACGGCCACGGGCTCTATATCGCGTTTGATTTTAGCTATTTTGTTTTGTAAAGGCTGCACGAGTTCAAAACGCTTTTCAACAGGGCTTTTAGCGTCGTTTGAATGTCCAGCCTGTAGATTTTGCCCATGGACTGATAATATATCCTCAGCTTCTTTATTAAGCCTTTCGATCATAGCTAAATCTTCAAAGTAAGTATATAAACGTTTCTCAACCGGCAGCAGCATAATTATAATTCTTTCACCTCGATATAAGTCATAGCCTTTGCGCCTTTTATATTCTCGCGTCTCATTTCAAGACTGTGAATTTGACAGTCATCAAATATTATCTCAGCTTTAGCTAAACAGTCAAGCAAGCTCTTTAATCTATTATCAATATCCCAGCGTCTTTTATCAGGGCTTATAAAACGGATAAAGACGTCGACGGGAGCGCCTGAAGGAGTTTTGTTTTTATCGCGTTTAAGCTTTATAGTCTCTGCGGCGTATTTCTGCCAAGTTCGAGCTTCAGTGTTTATATAGGCGCGTTTATTAGCGAATTTATATAAATGATTAACGGACGGCGGGAGGCCGTCAAGCCAGATGCTGATTAAGTTTTTCACGTTTTTAATCTCTCCTTTAATTCAGATTTTAAATATGCGTCAGGTGCGCGCGGGGTTGTCACTTTTGTCACTTGCTATGATAAATCTTTGCAATTACTAATTTTACAAAATGACAGAGCCTTATAATTTTTGTCATTATTGTCACTAAAATTACAAAAGTGACAATAGTGACAATAGGATGTCATCATGTAAATATAGTTACTATAAGAATTTACAAGCAAAAGTGACAAAAGTGACATATTTTATTCTCCGTCTTCCGCATAATAGACTGATCCAGTTTTATGGATTAATTTATCTTGAACCATGCGTCCTAAACGTTGAACACAAGTATTGTAATTCATCTTCAGCGCGTCTGAAACTTCTTTCGGTGTCTTCCCGCCGTTGTCTCTAAGATAATTGATTATATCCTGCTTTTCTTTTGACAGGCCGGCCGTTGTCTCGTCTTCAGCCTTGACTTCATCGCCCAAGCTCCATAAAAACTGCTCGCCGAATTTAGTGCAGAACACATAATACTTCTTTTCCTCTACGTCACGGCCTGACCACTCAAGCGTTCCTTTCTCTTGCTGACGCGGTCTCTTCCATATAATATTAGTATCAGCTGAGCCCGCCAAGCCCTGAGAGCCGGAAATTTCGTTAAACGGATCGGACGTGTCGAGCATTTTGCGCAAATGATGAATTACTAAAATCGCTACGGCGTACTTATCGGCAAGGCGTTTAATATCGCCCGCCGCGTCGTAGTCTTCAGAATATATATTCCCGCGTGATGAAAGCTGTTTACGGAATTTCTGAAACGTGTCGATAATGATTAATCTCGTGTCGGGATGCTGCTTTAGATACCATTCAAGATAATCAATTCCGCCGTCATGCTGCCGTGGAATATCTATTTGAATATCAAGATTAACAAGCCCGCTCTCGTCATCAGGATTAATGAGCGTCTGTTTTAATCTTCTTTGCAGACGCTGTTTAGTATCTTCAAGAGCTAAATACAATACGCGTCCCTGCTCGCATTTGATGTCGCCTAACGCATAGCCGCCGTAAACTATAGCGGTAGCGAAGTGCAAGGCCATTAAGCTTTTACCGGCTTTAGGATTGCCGCACAGCATTGCGAGGCCGGACGGAATTATGCCGGGGACAGCCCATTTAATAGGCGGAAATTCCATGTGCATTAAATCAGCAGCGTTAATAAGCGGATATTTAGCCCGTATCTCTTCAACACGCGCGTCAATCTCGCGTTCCTTCTGCGATTTATAGGCATAAATAAGCTTATCGTTTATAATCTCGCGTGTTTTATCTGCTCCGTGTTTAATCGCGTAATCGTTCCAGTCCGTGAGTTTGTCTTTTTTGTCGGACGCGTCAAACGGCGGTGTAAACATCTCGTCAAGTTTAGCGAAGTTCACGGCGTAAAGCCCGGCCTCAACGCCTGGATTTTTGCCGTCGGTATGTTTTGCGCTGTCATCGTCCGCCATGACTATTATCTTATTATCGCGGTATTTATCGCGCAAGCTTGCTGCTATTCTTTGGATCGTGCCGCATGACATTGCGCAGATAACGGCAACTTTATCATAACTGAATTCTGCAAGCTCTCGCAATGTTGCGCCTGTAGCGTACCCCTCGCATAATAATATCGGACTGCCGGAACTGAGCTCGTCAAGTCCCATGCTGTAAAACGCCTCGCCTGTTAATGCGTCTTTAGCATAGAGTTTGTCACCGTCCGGCTTGATACGCTGATAGCTCATAAACTCGCCGTTAATATTTCTAAGCGGGATTAATAATGCGCCGTTTAATATCTTCACGCCTTCATGAGCCTTGACCTGCTTGCGCTTTAAATAGTCATGCTCGCCGGTAAAGTCTTTAGCTTTATTATAAATCTCTTGAGCGCGTTTAACGGCCTCTATTGTCTCTTGTTTCTCTTCAAGCTCATGCTGTTTGCGCCGTTCTTCTGCATATTTCTTATATTCCGGCGTTTGAACTTGCTTATAAAGTTTCTCGTATTTCTTGTTTTGCTTTAACTCTTCAATATCGAATTTCCACGTTAAATAGACGCTGTCTCTATAGTTGTTGACATAACCGGCGGGGTAGCCGTCGGAATGCACGCAATAGACCGCGCCTGTCTCGCGGCCTTTATCGCCTTTGACTTGATAGCGCATTTTCTTATCAAGAATAATATTAATAGGCTCTAAAGGCGCATTGTCGGAGGAATATAAAAACTCCTCGAACTGCTTAATAATTAAGTCTTCCGGTATAGGATCGTAATCAGTCATTTTCAATAGCCCCTATTCATGTTAGCCATAATTGCCGCGATAGCTCCGCCTTTGAGATTATCGGCCTCGCGTATTGCGATGCGCTCGTCTATCAGCTCGTTTAACGTATCATCAGCAAGCTTTAAGATTAATTCAGCCTCTAACTCTTGATGATTATCTAAATATTCACGGGCTTTCTGACTTGTGAAAATATCACCGTGGAGGGCGATTTTCCACGGCACTTCGATAATAACCTCGAGCTTGAGCTTGTTGACCCAGCAGCGTTGTAAAAACTCATTAACTCTATTTTTGCTCATGTTGATTTTGAATGTAGAGCCTGCACGTCAAGCACCCGTGCAAGCCCTTTTCACTCTCTTCTTTAATCCCTGTGCAATAGCCGTCTTCAGGACTGAATACGTTATAAAACGAGCATTGAGCCTTAAAACGGAATATCGCCCGAACTTCCGGCAGAATAGTCGGGAGTATCGCTTGCCTTCCAGTTCTGCGCCGGCCCGCTGTAGCTTGAGTTATTAGCCGGAGCTTGCGCGCTGCTGTTATCTTTCGGCTTAAAGAAGCTGACAATAACGCTGTCGCCGTTAGACGGAACGCCCGCCGGATTAAAAGTCTTCTTGATTGTCATAAACGACTCGCCCTTCTCGTTCATGAACACCGCGCCGATATTCTCCCAGCGTCCTCGTGTCTGTCCGTCCCGCGTCTGGTACTCTCCGACTTTAACCGCCGCGTCGTAAACTTTCCGTACGTTCGCCATTAGTCTGCCCACCGTCCTTTGTCGTTTTCAGCTTCTTTTAATATATTCGCTGCAAATTCAAGCCCATGGATCATTGCATGATACTCATCAGCTCCTAAAAGCTTAATTGTTATACTATTAATATTCTCAACTGGTTTATTGTTAATTTCAATTCCCTCAACTTGCGCTCCGTTTAAGTTTGATAATTCAAAAACTACATGAGCTCCGGCATTCCCTTGCTCAAGATATACAGCTCCAGCCCCAAATTCTATAAGACAGCAGCTCGGATACCATGTCTTAAAAACTTTGATTTTGTCTATCTCGCCTACGGAGATAATGTCATTAATTTTTACGCTCATCTCTACTCCTCCGCCTTTCCGCTCTCCGGCTCGCGCGCGTCATCGCTTGCTTGATCGCCGCCTGATACGACTTCCGCTCTCGTCTCATCCACTGCTGAATTGTCAACATCGGCAGTAGCGGCATTTTCAACTGTCTCCTCAGTATCACTAATTGCTGTTGATACCGCTTGAAGTAATACAACGTCCTTCTCATCCTGAATTTTAGCGAGCTCCGCCGCGTCATTTTTAACACTCCCGTCTTGTGCCTGCGCCAGTAATAATTCTGTCGATAACGGTAAATACTTCCAAATGGCCATTATTAAAGTCTTCTTTGCCATAGCCTCAAAGTCCGTTGCCCACGGCGATTTTGCGTTGATACTCTCTTCGCCGGTTCTGTAGTTCTTAACCGTAAAACTCCGGCTGAACTTCTTTGCATGAGCTATAACTTTAGCGATCGGCCACACGTCAAATGCAAACCCGCCGTTTGAGAAATTAGCCACGGCGTAAACGTGCGTTATCTCGCCCCTGTCTTCGTCCTCACTCTCGATATGCTCAAGTTCAGGATTTAAGCCCCGCGAGAATTTAAAATAGTCTTTCTCGCGTACGACCTGCGCGTCAATGCGTTTAATCGCGTCACTTCTGTAAGCTAAGCTGATAACGCCGCGATAGCCTAACTGGAATTGAGCCTCACTCACTGTCACCCACTGATTGCCGACCTTCTTGCGCGCCTCGTACGGTATGATGTAGCACTGTCCGAGTTGAGGCGTTAAGTCAAGCCCTAAAGCTGATGCCGTCATAAGAGCCGCAAGTATTGACGTCGGCGAGCAAGCCTGTAATTTCGGATTTTGATTAAATAACATAATAGCTTGACGCGCGTATTTTTCAGCGTTCTTCTTTAAATGTACCGGCAGCGCGTCCGCGATCTGCTTTGTAAAAGTCAGCATGACGCTTTTGAACTCGCCCTGATTGAGCGCGATGCCTCGATTAATCTTCTCGTTTACCGTCATTATTTGATTATTATTTAAGCCGTTAACTGTTGCCATTAGTCTGCACACTCCTTAAATTTCAAACAAAATCTCCGATAGCCCTCTTGAATGCGTGAATATTTAGCGATAATATCGCTGCTTATTCCTTCGCCCTCGCAAAGGGCTTCCCAGTCCGTTTTAACGCTGTCCTTAATCTTCTTATATGTAGCTATCCCCTCAATTCCGGCATTCTCGCCTATTCTGAGTTTTAAAGTATTCTCTAAAAGCTTTTTGTGCGCCTCAAGCCGTTTTATTTCCGCGTTGATTGTTACAAGTCTAATCGCCGCGTCAAAATCGCCCTCAATCGGCGTTAAAAGCTTTTCACTTTTCTGCGCGATAATAACTTTGTCGATCTCGCTGATTTCCGGCGGCGTTTTAGTTAAGACGTAATTATTCCAAAAATCGCCCTCGCTCTCCCGCATATCTCTAATAAAACTCTCGTTGCGCGGGACGAATTTATGAATAAACTTTTGCCCGCCGATTAAACAAGCTATCCAGCAGCCTTCCCAGTCCATAACTGAGCAGTAATGTTGAATTTGAATATAATACTCGTCCGGCAGCTCGTCGCCGCTCCATTCTGACGCTTTAAACGCGCTTGCGGTCTTGCACTCCAAGCCCTGATTTTCGCCGACGACTTGCCTGTCAATATTAGCGATCATGAACGGGTACTGGTCACTTCTGAAAGTCTTATCCTGCGGGACTACTTCAAGCCCTGTCCGTCTCGTGAACTCCTGTGCTACTACGTCCTCTAAAACATTGCCCCAGTGTATAGCCTCGCTGTCGAGTTGCTTATCAACGCCGTTGACTTTATTGTCCCAAACTGTGAACGCGCCGCCCCACCGTGATAGTCCGAGGACTTGGGCGGCATCGCTGCCGCCGATCCCTGTCCGCCTTGTCTTTAAAGTCTCTTCGTTAAGCATTTAATTCTCCTTTCTGCTCTCTTCAAAGTCATACCCTAACGCCTTAATTCTCAGCTCGTGCCACCGCGCCTTCAGCTCCTCGCTTAACTCAGCCTTCGGCTCGTGGGTATAATCGCCGTAAACTTCAGCAAATTCATGATCGCCGTTTTTATCAGCTAACTCTTCACGCCTAAACCAAAATTCACAAACCCACTCGTCAGATATGACCGCGTGTCTATGCTTGACTAAATCTGCACGCTCAGCACAGCCTAAATGCGCGTGAAAGACTTTTAATTTAATTTTCTTAACGTCAAAATTAAACAGAATAACGCCCACGCGTCCCGCTGGTACTTGCTTACCGCACAGCCAACATTTAACCGGCTTTTTAAACTTCATTAACACTTCACGCATTTTGTGGTATAATCTCCTTAT